GGAACCAGTGAACGTAACACACCTACTGGACAGAGGTGGCCCAGTGTTACGAGGCTAAGACCGTTCGACATACCTGGCAGCGAACCAGGCCTGGTCAGGAGTCGGCGGGATCAGATCAGCGATGTCGAAGTCGCCGGCGAAAATCCGCTTCTCCGCAGCAAGCTGGATGTTGACGCCAATCCCAAATTGTTTCTCAAAGAGTAACCGGGCTTCCGGCGACGGTTCGAAGTCAGGCACATGCATGCTGTCATTAGGGACCTGGTGATACCCATCATAAACAAAACGCACGGCTGCTCCACTAGTCTCCTTGAGAACGCGCCTAGCCATCGCGCCTATAATGGGACACTGAGGTGTCTCATAACAGGCACTTAAGGCTTTGGCGCGGGCAAGTTCGTCCATGATCTGTTGACCTGCGTGGATGAAAGAAGAAGTCCACCCGAAATTCATCATGAATGCTCTCGGGTCCCGGATGATTATTCCGTCACTCGTGCAGCAAACGCCGCAAAAAGCGCCCTTATAACGGCCGAACTTCGGGTCGTCAGGGGGCGCAAGGGGCAGGCATTCGCACGGGTCGTTGACTTCCACCAGCTTGCAAGTGAATCCCAGCTTGGTGTAATCCTCCACAGTCACATCTGCCGTGGTAGAGATGATCGCGTCGTCACCCTCCACGAACAGCCTAACATGCTTGTCTCCTTTCTTCTCCAACAAGAAGAGCTGCATCATATGATTCGTAAACCCATTCGAGACACTGGTGCTCATCTCGCCGGACATGCGTCGCCCAGTGACACGAACACGAATCCCAGAACGGGTCGTGATGAAATTTCTACCCATCAGAATCTTGTTCATCAGCTCGACATGCTCATCTTCGGAGAGGACGTAGCGGAAAAGCTCACATTCGCAAATGTCCATGAATGCCGAAATGAAGTGAGACTCATAAGCCTCGAAATCACTCAAAAAGTAACGGGCACCATCGACACGGAGCGTAGCAATCTTCGCCAGACGTTCCTGAACAGGAGTATGCTTGATGTAAGCAGCATGCTCATAGACCACTTGCTCCACGGCCTTAGCTCGGGGCCCCATG